GCGCAATATTTCCCAAGTCAGTTTGTTTCTGACGCGGAAAAGCGTACAGAAACCTTTGGGTTAAGGATTGGACAGGCCATTCAATACGAGTGGTTTCGTAGAGATAGCGGTAGCGCTAGGTACTATTCTCAATGGAGAGACTTCCACCGACTGAGGCTTTATGCCCGCGGGGAACAGTCTGTTCAAAAGTACAAGAATGAAATGGCGGTCAATGGGGATTTGTCCTACTTGAACCTAGACTGGACTCCTGTCCCCATCCTGCCCAAATTTGTAGACATCGTCGTTAATGGCATGTCAGATAGGTTTTTTAAAGTAAAAGCCTATGCCCAAGACGCTATGTCCATGGCAAAGCGCAATCGGTACCAAGAAATGGTAGAGACTCAAATGGCCGGAAAGGACATATTTGAGAACCTGCAAAAAACTATGGGTATAAATGGGTTCACAATGAACCCGGAGAATCTCCCAGAAAACGACGACGAGTTGCAGTTGTACATGCAAATGAACTACAAACCGGCGATTGAAATTGCTGAGGAGGAGGCCATTTCGACAATTATGGAGGATAACCGGTACTCGGACCTGCGTAAGCGTATTGACTATGACTTGACAGTTTTGGGCATTGGCATGGCTAAACATGTTTTTTACCCAAACGAAGGTGTTCGAGTTGAATATGTCGACCCGGCAAATGTGGTGTACAGCTATACCGAGGACCCTTATTTTAAGGATTGTTTTTATTGGGGAGAGATTAAGACCGTTCCAATTACTGAGCTCAAGAAGATTCGACCTGATTTGACAACGGAGCAACTTAGTGAAATCTCAAAGTATAGCCAGTCTTGGTACGATTACTATAATGTCGGCGAGTTTTATGACAATAGCCTGTTCCGGAATGATACTGTAACGCTGTTGTTCTTCAATTACAAGACGACCAACACATTTACCTATAAGAAGAAAAACCTCGATTCAGGTGGGGCTAGGGTAATTGAGAAGGACGAAAACTTCAATCCTCCGGCTGAAATGATGGAGGAGCAAGGTTTTGAAAAAATTTCTCGGACTATTGATGTTTGGTACGATGGGGTCATGGTCATGGGCACTGAGGTTATCCTTAAGTGGCAGCTCATGGAGAATATGGTCCGACCAAAGTCGGCGTCTCAGCATGCTGTCCCAAATTATGTGGCATGTGCTCCTAGGATGTACAAGGGCAATATTGAGTCGCTGGTACGCCGGATGATTCCATTTGCGGACTTGATTCAGCTTACACACCTCAAATTGCAGCAAGTTATTGCCAGGGTTGTTCCGGATGGTGTCTTTTTGGATGCAGATGGCGTTAATGAAGTTGACCTTGGAAATGGCCAAGCATACAATCCGGAAGACGCTTTGCGACTATATTTTCAAACCGGTAGCGTTATTGGCCGTAGCTATACTCAAGACGGCGAGTTCAATAATGCCCGGGTGCCTATTCAGGAGTTAAGTTCTAGTTCGGGACAACAAAAGATGGCTGCATTGATTGGGAACTACAATCATTACCTTGGCATGATTCGGGCCGTAACCGGGCTAAATGAAGCCAGAGACGGTACCGTTCCAGATTCTCGTTCGCTTGTTGGCGTTCAAAAACTAGCTGCTTTAAACTCAAATACGGCAACTAGGCACATTTTAGATGGCTCGATTTATATTACAAAGTCTATTGCTGAGGCATTGACTTGTCGTGTTTCGGACATTTTAGAATATGCCCCTTACCGGGAAGAGTTTGTCACGCAAATTGGCCGCTATAATGTGTCCTTGCTTGATGAGATTAAAGACCTCTACATTTATGATTTCGGCATTTTTATTGAGGTAGCTCCGGATGAGGAGGAGAAAAATCAGCTGGAGCAAAATGTTCAGATGGCTTTACAGAAGGGGGACATCAACTTGGAAGACGCCATTGACATTCGTGAAATGCGGAATGTGAAGATGGCTAATCAGCTTTTGAAGCTTAAAAGGCGTAAGAACCTTGAGGCAACCCAGGCTCAAGAAATGCAGAAGCAACAGATGACCATCCAAGGTCAAATGGAGGCTCAGCGTGCTGCCGCTCAGACGATGATGATGAAGGTCAATGCCCAAGCAGAAGCTGAAATGCGTGTTAAGCAGGCTGAGGTTGCTTTTGATATTGAGCGGATTAAGGCCGAAGTCGAAGCTAAGGCTATGCTAATGGAGCGCGAGTTTTCGTACAATATCGAGCTTGCAAAGGCTCAGGGACAGGCTTTATCCGCTAGGGAAGAAGCCCGCGAAAAGGAGAAGGCAAAGCGCATTGGCATGCAGAATACGCAGCAGTCTAAGCTTATTGACCAGCGCAAAAACAACTTGCCTCCAATAAGCTTTGAATCCAACGAGGATAGCCTCGACGGTTTCGATTTGGCGGAATTTGAACCCCGCTAAAAATTTATATCTTTGACCATAAATTTAATCTAATGGAAAACATTACAGTCAGAGTTCTTGGCTCGGATGGGCAACCGTCTATTCAAGAAAAAGAGCGGCAGAATCAAGCTTTGCTTGAGGAGCAGCAACGGCAACAACAGCAGGAACCGCCCGCCCCGGAACCTGCGCCGAAACCAACTATCGAAGAGGGCGACGTTCTTTCATTTATTAGAGAAAGGTACAAAAAAGAGATTTCCTCTATTGACGACCTTCTTGTTGCGCCTCAACAGCCAGAGCAATTACCCGAGGACGTGTCCGCTTTTCTTAAGTATAAGAAAGAGACCGGTCGGGGGATTGGCGACTTTATGAAGCTCAACCAAGACTTTGACTCGGTTGACCCCGACCAACTTCTTTTGGACTACACCATAGCCCAGGAAGAGTATTTAGACCGGGAAGATGCCATCGGAATCCTAGCCGACAAGTTTGGATACGATGAAGATTTAGACCAAGATGTCGATGTCAAAAAGAAAAAGGCCGCCAAGAAAAGGGAATTAGCGAAAGCAAAAAAGTATTTTAACGATTTGAAGGAGCAGTATAAGGCCCCGCTTGAGTCAAGAGGGGGTTTGCCCGAAGAGTCGCCAGAATACAAACAATATAAAGAGTACCTTGACAGAGCCAATAGCGAGCAGCAAGAGGCACGTCGAAAAGGCGAGTGGTTCCAAAAGAAAACGGAAGAACTTTTTTCTCCTGAGTTCAAAGGTTTTGAGTTCAGTATCGGAGAAAAAAAGTACACTTACCTCCCAGGCGAAGCTTCTGAAATCAAGAGTCAAAACGCTACTCCGGTAAATCTTATTTCTAAGTTTATCGATGAGCAGGGATTGATTAAGGATGCAGCTGGTTATCACAAGGCTCTCTCAATCGCAATGAATCCGGATAAGTTTGCGAAGTTCTTCTACGAGCAAGGAATCGCCTCTGCAACTGAAGACATGGCCAAAAGAAGCAAAAACGTCACTATGGACGTAAGGACTTCTGGACAGCCCGTAAGCGTAAACGGAGGAATGAAGGTTGCGGATGTAAGCCCGACATTGTCAGGAACGGGATTAAAAATTAAAGCCTTTAAAACTTCTTAAACCATGCCAGTTTTATCATCCCCCACATTTGCGTTACAGCCGAGTATTAACCGGCAAGTAACCGCCACTAACTACATTGATAGTAACAGCTTTAACTTCCTCAACCAATATCTTCCAGATATTTATGAGGCTGAATTTGAGCGTTATGGCAATCGCAGTATCTCCGGATTTTTGCGTATGGTCGGCGCCGAAATGCCTTGCGCGTCTGACCTTATCAAATGGGCAGAACAAGGCCGTCTGCACGTTAAGTACACCGGTTGTACAACGACCGCTGTTGTTACTGACGACACCGCTACTTTCACGATTCCAACAGCTGCTCAGTATCAAAACCCGCAAAATAACCCTTTGCTTGGCACAGGAACGAATAACGTACATGGTATTCGGGTTGGTCAAACCGTTCTTTGTCAGCAAGAAAATGGAATAAATGTTCTTCATGGTGTTGTTACGACTACTGCTGCCAACAACACTTTTGTAGTTGCTTTTTACGAAGCCAACGGTCTTCCTGTTGCTTCGGCAAGCTGGACTATTTGGGTTTACGGTTCTGAATTTACAAAAGGAACTTCCGGAATGACTAATTCCGTGCAGTCTTTTGACACTTTCAAAGACAATACTCCAATCATCCTGAAGGACAAGTTTACCGTTACAGGTTCTGATATGACCCAAATTGGTTGGGTTGAAGTAACCACCGAAAATGGAGCTTCTGGGTACCTGTGGTACATGAAGGCTGAGCACGAAACTCGTCTTCGTTTCGAAGATTATCTCGAAGCATCTATGCTTGAAGCCGTTCCTGCTGAAACTGGCTCTGGAGCCATTGCCCCAGCAGTTGGTCTAAAAGGCACAAAAGGCGTTTTCTATGAAGTTGCTCAAAACGGTAACGTATTCAGCGGTGGTTTCCCAACCAGTCTTGTTGACTTTGACGCGATTGTTCAGCGTCTTGATAAGCAGGGTGCCATTGAGGAAAATGCGTTGTTCGTAAACCGCGCTGCTTCCTTTGCCATGGACGACTTCTTGGCTGCTCAGAACTCTTATGGTACCGGTGGAACTTCCTACGGTCTGTTCCAAAACAGCGAGCAAATGGCCTTGAACCTCGGCTTCCGTGGATTCCGCCGTGGTTATGACTTCTACAAGACCGACTGGAAATACCTGAATGACCCCACTATGCGCGGTCAGGGTACTGCTACCGGAACCGTAGGTGGCGCAATCAACGGTATGTTGGTCCCTGCTGGAACTACCAATGTGTACGACCAGGTTATGGGCCAAAATGCTAAGCGTCCTTTCTTGCACGTCCGTTATCGCCAAACCGAGTCTGAAGACCGTAAGTTTAAGACTTGGGCAACTGGTTCTGCCGGTGGTGCTGCAACAAGCGACCTTGACGCAATGGAGGTTCACTACCTATCTGAGCGCTGCGTTTGTACTCTCGGCTCAAACAACTTCTTCTTGTTCAGAGCTTAATCGCGATTATCAAAGGGGGTGTGTACAAACACACCCCCTCTTTTTTTAACTCTTAAATCCCAATCAAATGCCTAAAATCTACAAGTTAATCGGAGGGTCTGCGCCTATGAGCTTTATGCTTGCCAGCAGAAATACAGTTGCAAGACGTCTTTACTACTTTGATGGAAAGACGAATCGCGAGTTGCGTTACGCTCGCAACCAAAAAAGCCCGTTTGTTGATGAACAAGACGGGAATTTTATTTTGGAACCTATCATTTTTGAAGATGGGTTTTTAAAAGTTGAAGACAGCAATCCGGTTCTTCAAAAGTTTTTAGAGGTCCATCCTGATAACGGTTCTTTATTTGCGGAAGTCGACAGCAAGAAAGATGCTCAAAAAGAACTTGATTATCTTGAAATGGAAGCCGATGCTCTTTCTAAGGCAAGGACCTTGGATATTGCCATGATGGAAAACGTGGCTCGAGTAGCCCTTAATATTGACCCATCTAGGATTAGCACTCAGGAGCTTAAGCGGGACATTATTGTTTTTGCTAAGCACAATCCGGAAGACTTTCTTTCAATCGTAAACGACCCTAATGTCGCCCATGATGGCTTAGTTGCCAGGTTATTTGATTATGGTGCTCTTGTAATAAAGCGCAATGCCGTGCATTACAACCTGCCAAGCAATAAGTCTAAGCTGCTTATCATTCCTACTGGCCAGGATGCACATGAGGCCGTTAGTTCATTCTTTATGACTGAAGAAGGCGTAGAGGTTATGACTACGCTCGAAAAATACATCTCGCAATAATTAGTATATTTGCCTAAAGTTTGACTATGCAAAAGTTCGTTAAGTTCACGAAAAATGTATTGACCCAGGGCGCTGTTACTGCGTATACTACGTCGCTAGCATCTAATTATGTCAATACGGCAAAAATTGGAAGTGTAATAAGAGGGTCTACTACTACTGTTGAGGCTAGGGTTATTAATTCCCCATTAGCCACTAGGGACCTTGTTACTGTTACAATTAGCGCTGCAAACGCTGATACTATTAACTCTATTATTGACGCATTTTCTATTGCTTCTACGCAAAAATCGTCTAGTGCGGTTTCTGCCTACGCATACGATACGTTGCCTTCTACGCAAACCATTGACTCTATTACTTTAGGATAATTATGGCTAGATTTTTACGAATACCGGTTGGTCCATCAACCAATAGCACATGGGCTAGCGTTGCTGCAAATGGCAACAACGTAGTTGCCGTTGCGGATAGCGGGCAGTATCGTGTGGCTCGAAGCGCTGACGGAGGGTCTACTTGGACCTTTTTAGACTTGGGGTCAACTTTTAACAAAACTTGGGCTCATATTATCAATAACGGGTCCACGTTTGTAGCCGTGGCTAGCGCTGGTGGAACTAATCATATTATGACTAGCTCCGATAATGGCGCTACATGGGTTTTAGCGACTACTGCCCTTACTATCGCATTTAATGCCGTTGCCACAGATGGAGTTAGATTTGTAGCTGTTGGTAATAGTGCCTCGACCTATAAAAGCACTGATGGTTTGACATGGACAGCTATTGGCGCTGCTCCAAACGCATTGAACTATACAAGTGTTGTATGGAGTGGGACGACTTGGGTTGCCTGCGCAAATAATGGAACTGCTGCAACAAACTTTATTACAGGGAACCTTCAAGATATTACCACATGGACGGCTCAGGCTGGTGGACTAGCTGGGTCTTGGATTGAGATTGTTAAGGTTGGAACTGCTTTGTGGGCTATAACTTCTACCGGCGGCACAGCAGGCGCTGCAACAATTACTCAAAACGGCGTTACATACACCCCCAATAACGGACTTGCCGCTGGGACTTATGTGTCTGCATATACGGATGGAACAACAATGGTCGTTTTATCTCAAATTGGCGCCCCAACCGGAAGAATAACTACATCAACAAACGGCACATCATTTACAGTGCAGTCAATTCCTAACGATGGACAGATGTGGTCAGATGCAACCTCTATTTCGACAGGAAATTTTGTCGTCGTATCTCGTTCTGGGGGTAATTCTGGTAGGGCTTTAAAATCGGTTTCTGGAGTTACAACTTGGAACTCAGTTGCTTTGTCTTACGACTATACTCAAGAAACAAACTGTCCTATCTATTTAAATATTGATGACTTCATTACAATGAGACCAGTCGCTCAAAATTTGATTGAGATTCAATTAGATAGCGCGAATGCTGCGGCAGACGTTGCTACCTTGACTTTTGGTGCGGACACAACTGGAGTTACTCATGAGTTAATTATGGATGCAATTATTGAAGCCAATAGTGCTGTTGGTGCTCCTGAAGCAGTAATTAATGTCCCAAGTCTTCCTGATGGAAGATTTATTGATTTTAACCAGACGATAATTTCTTAATTATGGCAAAGTATTTGCGAATTTTACCTAGTTCTCAGACCACGGCTACGAATGGGTCTATCTTATTGGACCCTAATATTGTGCTTTACGCAACGGCAACGGCTGATAACACCCTAACAATCAATGTAAATAACCTTGATACTGCGGCTGATACATTGACTATTACTTTTAGCGCGAGCGATACAGGCCGTAGGATTCAGCGTCAATTTATGGAGGCTTTATGTCTTGCGGCATCTGATTCTAAGGGGGCCGTTTTTGTTGACTTGCAGCCACTTATTGACTCTACCGGAACTGTTCGAACCATCACATCTTTTATTTACGCATAATTATGGCACTATTTGTACAAGTTGGCTCAGGAAGCGTTATTGACTCTGGGTTTTTTAATGCCGCATTTGTTGCAGCAATTAGATATACAAGTTCCACAGTTGTAACTGTTAGTCTTATGAACCCGAATACAGCAACTGATGTTGTTACTATTACAATAAGTTCAGCTGATACTACTTATGAAACTCACGGTATTATTGCACAAACAATAATTTCTGCGGCTCAAGTTCAAAAAACCGGTATTGTTGCTCTTCCTCAATCATTGCCTGGTAATAGAACAGCAACAATAGCAATCGCTTAACGATTTAGTGTATCATCAAAGCCACCCCCTGAATCTCAGGAGGGTGGCTTTTTTATTACCTTTGTGTATGGCTGAATTTATGCAAATTAACTTAGCGACCGCTCCGGTTCTTTTGAACCTGAAGGATGTCAAGTTCGTTTCTTCTTCGGCTACAAACACGATTACGCTTTATTATA